CCAGTCCAGAACACTATGCCACAGCAGTGGCCACAGAGCCTACTTGGAGTCGACTGTGGCAAGAACCAGAATGGGCAAAACAACTAGCACACGTTGGCAACTATACAGACCTGCTGAGCGCAATGCGCCCGGATAGTATTCCAAGAATGGCAGCGTTTATCAGTATCATTCGTCCGGGCAAAGCACATTTGCAACGACAGCCTTGGGACGTGGTATTCGACTCTGTGTGGGACGGTGATGAAAGTCGCGGCTACACATTTAAGAAAAGCCACGCAATCTCTTACGCAGCCTTGGTAGCATTACACATGAACCTGCTCAGTCCATCCGTCGCACAAGTGTGATACTTTTGCGTTTGCCTTTTTTCAGTGCAATATCAGCAAGGCTACAAATAGGCCCGTGAAGTATTTCCAAGTCTTTGTTGGCAAATGTGCGGAGACAAGGACGGAATACATCCCAGTCTTTCTTGAGGAAGATGTTGATGGGAATACTTCTATTACTTTCCCACCACCAAGCATTGGCCAACTCCAGGAACCGTTGCTTTAGTGCAGGGTCGTGTATGCTGCCAAAGTCGTATATGGTGGTAACTGACACGTCTTGATTCTGCACAATACCCACATACTCCGTGGAAGCATATACACACAGTGTAATAAAGGGGTATTGTTCGCTGAGTTTAGTAAAGATATCATTGGCCATCGGTGGTATTTATACCTTGAGTTTTTGGCTAAATTTAAAGGTTATCTTTTGTCGCTAAATACTGTCATATGTATTCAACCACTGCTTACCTTTACCAACAAGTAACTCGAGTTATTGTAGTCGACACCAGTGGTGCTTATTTCAATTTGAGGTACAATCCTGTGTATGCTAAAAAACTAACAATTAACAAAGGTGTTGACAATGTGATCTTGTTTGAGTTCATCAATCAAGACGAAAAACCCGTGAATATCACAGGCAGCACACTGACATTTAGAATGGTTAGCCAGAATGGCGATGCGTTATTGGTTCAAAAAGAAATGGTTGTTATCAATGCACAGTATGGCCGCGCCAAAGTAACACTAACCACAGCAGAACTTGACACAGTGTTGGCACAGCCCGCTGCCTACAGCATCATGAGAGCCAGCGGTAATCTAATAGAAGCAGTGTACACAGATGCACAATCGGGTGCTCGTGCTCCGCTTGATGTGGTAGACAGTGTGTATCCTCAGTACGTGCCCAGTGCCAATTTGACAATTCCCACAACAGAAATCACAGCTCAGGTCAGTTATGGTGGGTCCAGCAGTAGTGTATACCCGGATTGGGCACTAAATGCTGGCAGCTCAATCAACAACTACAGCCCTTACCAACCAACTGAATTCTACAGCAGTTTCATTGAACCAGTTGGCGCGGTAACCACAATACAAATGGACTTGCTTGGCTACACAGGTACAATCAAGGCCCAGGCCGCAGAGAACTATCAAAGCATCTGGTACAATGTGACAGAATCCACGCAGTATCTAAACAGAACTGAAACCATTTACATGAACGTGATTGGATGGCATCCAATACTGCGTTTGTGTTTTAACAACAGTATATACACAACAGGCACAAATGGTCAAGCAATGGGCAACCCAGGTCAGGCCACTGCCACAGTGGCCAATGGCATTGTCACAGGAGTCACTGTTTCTAACCCAGGTTTTGGTTATTTGGCTCCACCCCTGATTGAGTTTGTAGGCGAAGGCGCCGGTGCCGTTGCCACTGCTAGTATATCAGGCAGTTCAATCAGTGGCATTACACTGGTCACTGGTGGTTCTGGATACCGTCCTGTTCCTCCTACCATGCAGTCAGTGCAGGTGCTTGTTTCCACAGGACGTGTGGTAAACTTGAAGTACCGGTAAGCCAAAACAAGTTGCATTGTCTTAAAAAAAGTGTTACAATAGTAGCATGATTGACGTGTTGGCATTTTTACCAGGCAAAAGAAAACAGTCTAGTTCTGGGTGGATTTCCTTCAACGCACCTTGTTGCGTACACACTGGCAACACACCTGATCGTCGTGGACGTGGTGGTATCAAACTGTCTGAACAGGGCTGGAGTTATCATTGTTTTAACTGTGGCTATACTGCAAGTTTTATTCTTGGACGCAATATCGGATTCAAAGCACGACGTTTGCTAGAATGGATAGGCGTTCCTGAAAACGATATCAATCAGATCAATCTTGAAAGTATGCGCCATCGCAGTATGGAAGGCATGATAGAAGATCGTCAGCGTGTGTGGAACAACACAGCGCCTATTGAATTTACGGAAACAGAGTTGCCAGAATTTGTAGATTTTGTAACACCAGCGACGCCTGATCAATGGGCATATCTGCGCAGCCGGCATGTACCCAACGACTATCCCATAATGGTAGCTGCCACAACACGAGCAGGAGTAGTTGTTCCATTTACATACAACAATCAAGTGGTAGGCAGCACCGTACGTTTCTTAGACGATCGTAATCCACGTTACATTAATGACATGCAGAAAGGCTATGTGTTTGGTGTAGATCTACAACAAGCAGGATGGCAACATGTGATTGTGACAGAAGGTATCTTTGATGCACTCTGTATCAGTGGCATGGCTGTGATGCACAACGAAGTAAGTGATGATCAAGCAAGACTAATACGCAGTCTAGGACGCAATGTTGTTGTGGTGCCGGACCAAGATACTGCAGGCGTAGAATTAATTGACCGTGCTGTGGAACTAGGATGGAGTGTGAGTATTCCAGACTGGCCAGCAGGCGTTAAAGATATCAACGATGCTGTGAAACTCTGGGGCAAGTTAACAACACTGCTAACTATAATGCAATCGAGTGAGAGCAGTCGAATTAAAATAGAACTAAGGAAGAAGCAACTTGTTAAAAGATTACGGACTTGAAGTCCAACGATTATTTTTAGAAATGATGTTGGAAGACGCCAGCAGTTATGTGCGTGTTCAGAACATTTATAATCCACAGAACTTTGACAAAAGTCTGCGTCCAGCGGCTGAGTTCATTAAAGAGCACACGGACAAGCATAAAACTATGCCGGACAAGATGCAGATTAGTGCAACTACCGGAATAAAACTACAACCGGTGCCGGACTTAAATGAAGGACACTTTGACTGGTTCATGACTGAGTTTGAGAGTTTTACCAAGCGTCAAGAACTTGAACGTGCTATTTTAAAGTCAGCAGATCTATTAGAAAAAGGCGAGTTTGAGCCGGTTGAGAAACTGATCAAAGATGCAGTTCAAATTTCTCTTACAAAAGACATGGGCACAGATTACTTTGCTGATCCTGCGAGTCGTATTAACCGGTACTTCAACTCAGGCGGCCAAGTGAGCACTGGTTGGCCACAACTAGACAAGTTGTTGTATGGTGGATTCAGTCGTGGTGAACTGAACATCTTTGCCGGTGGATCTGGTTCGGGCAAGAGTCTGGTCATGATGAACATTGCGTTGAACTGGCTACAACAAGGACTTAGTGGTGTGTACGTTACACTAGAACTCAGTGAAGAACTTACTAGTTTGCGTACAGATGCCATGTTGACCAACATGTCAACAAAGGACATTCGTAAGGATATAGACACAACAGAACTTAAGGTAAAACTTGTGGCCAAAAAGTCTGGGCAGTATCGTGTAAAGGCATTACCAGCACAAAGCAACATTAATGACATCCGCAGTTACATCAAAGAAGTACAGATCCAAACCGGAATTCGTGTGGACTTTATGATGATTGACTACTTGGACTTGCTGATGCCTGTGAGTGCTAAGGTCAGCCCCAATGACTTGTTTGTCAAAGACAAGTATGTTTCAGAAGAACTACGCAACTTGGCCAAAGAGCTAGGTGTGCTAATGGTCACAGCTTCGCAGTTGAATCGATCGGCTGTGGAAGAAATTGAATTTGACCACAGTCATATTTCAGGTGGTATCAGTAAAATTAACACAGCAGACAATGTGTTTGGTATCTTTACTTCACGTGCTATGAAAGAGCGTGGCAAGTATCAGATCCAGTGTATGAAATCTCGAAGCTCGACCGGCGTTGGTCAAAAAATTGATTTGGAGTATAACATTGAAACTATGCGCATTACTGATGAAGGCGGGGACGAAGGAACCGGGTACAACCGACCCCAAAGTTCACTTATGGACTCAATCAAAGCAAAAAGTCAACTCAAGGCTGCTGACACCGAACCAACGGGCAGTACATCTACAAAGTGGGAAAAACCAACAGGAACTCCGGCGTGGGAACAGCCAGCCAAAGTGACTGGCGATGTACAAAGTGTCAAACTAAAGCAGTTGCTTGGGCAAATTAAACATTCATGAATAGCTTTTGTAGATATCTGTCCAATGGGTATTCATTTAAATTAGATAAAAACTCGGGTATCAGTGTAAGACCTTGTTGCTTGTTTGCCACAGCAATACCTTTGAATTCTCAACTGTCACAAAATCGTAAACTTAACTTTGAGTCAATTGATCACTGGACTAGTAATTGTGCAAAGTGCAAAACACTGGAAGATTTCGGTCAGCAAAGTTTACGACAAACCGGTTCCGACTGGGTGCCAGACGACGAAACATCTACAGATCCAGTGGCCGTAGACATTAATTTTGACAATGAATGCAATGCAGCCTGTATAATTTGCAATTCTCATAGTAGCTCTTTATGGGAAAAAGAACAGGCAAAGTTACGCAACAAAAAAATAACAATCACCAGGGACAATGATTTCATTATCAACTCAATCAATCAACTGGTTGACACTGTGTCTTTAAAAAAACTAAAATACGTTAAGTTTTTCGGCGGCGAACCACTGTTTACAGATACTCATTTGGCTTTTATAAAACATATTCCTCATCCAGAAAACGTAACACTACACTACACCACCAATGGATCTATATATCCTTCAGAGCAAACATTACTGGAATGGAAAAAATTTAAAACAATAATTTTTGCTGCGAGTTTAGATGGAATAGAAGAACAATTTGATTATGTTCGATGGCCACTGCCTTGGAGCAAGGTCAGTAAAAATTTGATACGTCTTAAAGAAAATAAAGACATATGGAATTTAATGTTCAGAGTGGAATTCACAGCCAATGTTCTTAACACCTACTATTATGATCGACTTGAGACTTGGGTAAAAAGCAACTTAAACACCAATGCATTTGGAGACCCAACAGAAATTAACATTCATCCGTGTTGGGGGCCTTGGGATTTAAACAACATGCCAATGTATATTAGATCAGCAGTGCTGAAAAAATATTCAACCGATCATGCAATATATAAACTAGTGGCCAACCTGCCGTTGGCACCAACTCTGTCAGAATCAGAGCCATGGAAAGATTTTATTAATACCTGGGATAGCCGCCGTAATAATAGTTGGAAAACAGCATTTCCAGATTTAGAGGTAGAATAATGAAATACATTATAACTGCGCCGCCCGGAGCATTGGGACATTTCTTGGCAAGAATACTGGCCGACGAATATGATTTTTCTGTTCACACCACTGGCAGTTATCATGGATTAACAAAAAATTATTCTTCGCAAACCAACAACATAGATCTGTATACCGGAGCCGACGATACTGACAGTCCAGTAATATGCTTACATAATTTTGATAACCGGGATTTAACAAAAAAATTTCAAGATCGCCTGGTTGTAAATATCTTAGTTAATGGGCATTGGGAAATTTATCTAAACAATTTTTATCGCAAGGCCATACAGTCCGATAAAACTACAGAACAAAAATTTATTACTAGTGCAAAGGAAAAATTTCCCACAAGTAATAATAGTCTGCGAGAAGAATTTTTTTATATCTATCAACATGCTATTCTTAGAACTATTGAACATTTGCCATCTGACATGTCGGGATTAAATGTTAATTTTCCTGATTTTTATCAACTTGATTCTTTTATCAAGTTGATGGCCACCATGCCCGGAATTGATGGTAAAAATTCAGAGTCGATTTGGAAACATTTTATTACCGCACAACGTCCAATAATTGATCGTGTGGCCCAGTATCAAAAAATATGCGACGCTGTGGTAAACAAAACAACCACAACTATACCAGAATATTTTGACAATATAGATTTTGGAATTATGTGTGGAATGATACAACATCAGTATGGTATAGACCTGCTGAATCTAGACAATGATCTATGGATATAAAAAGAATTTACACTGCTGGTGATGGATTTGCAGTAGGGCACATATGGCCTGAATGGCCTCAACTGTTACAGGCCATATACCCCGAGGTTGAAGTAGTCAATATCTCGGGCATTGGTGCCGGCAATGAGTTTTTAGTTAATGCAGTTTTATCTAATGCAACAGTGGACGCAGGCGGAATTTACATTGTTCAGTGGGCACAACCCGCTCGATACGACAAACTAATTAACACACACAAATGGGACAGTGTTATTAACACAGATCCTGTTTATTCAAAAAATATTGTCAAGGTAGACAACAACAACTGGTGGTTAAGCAGTGCTAGTCAGCAAGATGAAGTTTTGCGTTATCACAATTTTTATATAGAAAATAGTCAAGCTAATCTAAGAACTTATAATTACATGCTGTTATTAAAAAATTACTTTACAAATAATAAAATTCAGTACCATTACATGTCCACATACGCCGTTAACTATTTGACAGAGTCACAAAAAAATTCGCTATTGAGTGCAAACTGGAGCTGGCACAATACTTGGCAAGGAATGAACGAATATAGTTTCCAATCAAAATATAAAAACATCCGGCAAAATGAAGTGCAACCTTCGCCTAATGTTCAACTCGATTGGATAATTGAATGTCTATTACATAAATTACCACTTACCTGGGACGCTCAACGAGTATCTAAATTAAAAAAATTAATATCTGATACCGAGTGGACTCCTTTTTATTGGGATCGTGATGCACTCTGGGAATCTTTGTTATCTACATTGTAACTAAAAAACAATAAATAACACAAAGGGTTTGGGACCAAAATGCAGAAGAAAACTCGTAGTTTATTAGAAGAATTAGACAGCATGTATGTGGAGCGTGACTCCCGCTATGTTATCGAAAATCGTGCTGGTAACATCATTGCCAGTGCTATACGCCTACTAGAGCAGATTGACTCCAGTTATGAGCCCGAGGCAGCTAAAAATTTGCAACGCAAGTTGATCAATGCCATCAACCTGCGCGACCCCGGCAAATTTACAAGAACCGTGAGAAAAACTGATGCAAATTCATGAGTTAAATCGTTCACGTCGCACTGACGAAGGCATTATGGACGTGGTAAAAGGCGTTGGTAATGTGGCTAAAGGTGCTTACGACGCAACCAAAACTGCGGTTGCACAATCTGTATCTCCTGGGACAGGAACAACACAAAACTTCAGGGCATCAAGTTCAGGTATCCTTGATCCTGTAAAAAAATTAGCCGCTGTGAAGGCAAATTCACAAATGGTCAAACTGGCAACAACGTATGCTGATGAATGGGTAAAAAAACAAGCACAACCAGTTCCAGAAGACACAGCGGTATCTACGCAACAGGAATTAGAAAAACAAACCGGTCGGCCTAATCCGTACATGTCACTGGCCGCACAACAGCCCAAAGCGCCTGCAACTGTTAACGCACAAAGATTTAATTACAACAACGTGGCAAAAATGCCCGGTGTGGCCAATACCACTGCGGCCGCACAAACGCCTCCTGTCACAGGCAGTCAGGTAAACAAGGCCGACCCTAACAATCCCAACATCAAAGATCAAACCCGGTACGTTCAAGGTCGTGCAGGCAGTGGCACAGGCGGTGATGCAACCAAGTTTGCAAAATATGATCCAGCAACATCTGCTGTGGCCAATGCTGGGCAAGGTATAAACGACATGGTAAGAGGTGGCGTGGCTGCACAACAGCCGGCAGCACCTGCAAAATCAACAGGCACAGCAATGCCAACTGCGCCGTACCAGGTACCTGGAGCAGGAACCAATCCTAACCCAGCCGTAACAAAACCCGGTCAAACTGCAACAACTACAACGGCACCTGCAAAATCAACAGGCACAGCAATGCCATTGAAACCATTCCAGGTACCTGGAGCAGGAACCAACCCAACTCCAACAAATCCTATAGGGTATAAAGCAGCGGCAGCGCCCTCATCTGCGTATGCCACAGACTTTTTAAAGTGGGCAAATGAAAAAATTGCCATGCGCGATTCGGCCACATACAAAATGCTGGGATTAACAGCCGCCGAAAACTCTGATTTAAAGGCAGAGTTGGACGCAGCCAAACAAGAAGTTATCGGTGCCCAGGGCGATCCTGCAAAAACTAAAGAAGCAGTTAAAAGTTATATTTTAACTGCCATGGCCGCACTGCAACTGGTGGCATCACAAAATACTGTGAAAGCCGCATCACCGGAAGCGCCTGCATATGGACAGCAACCAGCACCGGCCGGACAAACTGGAAAAACAGGGCAACCTGGAGCCGCTGGCACCGCCGCTGGTACTGCACCGGCCACGGGTCAATTGATGGGATCCAATGCAGTGGCATTGCTAAACAAGTCCGGGCTAACTGCCCAGGTATTGGGTAGTGCAGGACAAGCAATTCAGACTGCAACTGGCAACAAACAACTATCTACCACAGGTGATTCAGTAATTGACACCATGCTAGAAGGTATGGGGTACACAATACCATGATATTAAAAGAAGGCGGCAATGTTTTTAAAGACGCAAGTGGCCGCATACTAACACAGCGCATTAACCAAGCAGACGTTGCTCCCACCTTGGCCTGGCTTGATCTAATGTTACCGGGACTGGATTTGCAAAACAACACACTGGGCTCCACAGGTAGAAAACCCACGTCAGGCGATTTGGATCTGGCAGTGGATGCCAATCAAGTCAGCAAAGAACAATTGGTTGCACGACTAACACAATGGTGTCAAAGCCATGGTTTCAAACCGGAAGACTACATCAAAAAGTCTGGCATCAGTGTACACTTTAAAACACCTATCAAAGGCAATCCCAATTCAGGTTATGTGCAGTCTGACTTTATGTTCTTGACCAATGTGCCATTTTCAAAGTTTGTGCTAAGTGCGGCACCTGACAGCAACTACAGTGGATCGGCACGTAACGTGCTGATGAACAGCATTGCCAAGAGCATGGGTTACAAGTTGAATCAAAATGCAGGCATTGCTGACCGCGCTACCAACAAGGTTATCAGCGATGATCCAGATAAAATTGCCCGACTGTTGTTGAATAAACAAGCAACCAGCAAAGATCTACACAGTGTAGAAACCATTGTGGCCGCACTGGAAGGTGATCCCAAGCGTGATGCCAAGCTGGCAGATGCACGTGAACACTTTGCCAAAATTGGTGTACCATTTATGGAAAGCGAAGAGCCCGTATACAAAGAATACAACGAAGTAAACTTCTTGGGCAGACTGCGTGATCGCATTGTGAATCAAGGTATGGCAGTGATTGTGGAAGGTGCTAAGGATGCACGTATCGAACACCTAGAAGATCTAGTGTTTGAAAAAGGCACACGGGGCATTCGCGATGCAGTTGAAATCATGCGCCACGCCGCAGAAGACACACGTGGCACAACCACAGTCAAATGGGATGGCAAGCCTGCTATCATATTTGGCCGCAAGCCAGATGGCACGTTTGTGCTCACAGACAAAAGCGGATTTGGTGCCAAAGGCTATGACGGCTTGGCAACATCGCCGGAGCATATTGCTAGAATGATGGCCATGCGTTCTGGAGATCGTACAGAGTTGATTGGGCTTTATCAAAAGTTGTTTCCCTTGCTACGTGCTGCCGTGCCTGACAGCATGCGTGGATTTGTACAGGGCGATTTACTGTATACCAACACACCTCCTGAACAGGCCGGCGCTTATGTGTTCCGTCCAAACTTTGTTGAATACAAGATTCCAGCCAGCAGTAAGCTAGGACAGCGCATTGGCAACAGCGAAGTAGGTGTTGCTGTACACACACGTTATCGTGATGTTGATGCCGCTCCTGAAGCAATCAAGCAGGTCACACTGAATGAAGTTCCTGGACTGTTGCTGATTGAGCCCAGTGTCAAAGACATTCGCAACGTTGAGTTAAACAGTGGCCTAGTTAAACAGTTGAGTCAGATTGTGTCTACACAAGGTGCTGCCATTGACAGTTTGTTTAATCCTGCTGATCTACGTGCTGCCGGCATTACTGATTTGCCACAGTTGTGCAAACGCTACATCAATTCTAGAATCACCAGCAACTACGACAACTTGTTGCACGGATTTGGAGACTGGCTAAAAACCAATGTAACACCACGCAAGTTCAATAACATTGTGGAATACCTGCAAAGCCCACGCACAAACATGGCAGGTATCACTGCGGCATTCACTGCATTCTTGTTGTTGCATGATATCAAAACAGACATGTTGGCACAGCTAGATCGTCAACAGCCCGGACAAGAAGGCTGGGTGTTGGCCACCCCTGCAGGCCGTGCTAAACTGGTAAATCGATTCGGGTTTAGTGCCGGAAATCGTGCTCTAAACAACCCAGATCAAACAGCCTAACCGGAGTTTTTTTCCTTACGGCATAAATAAATGCAGGTCCAAAGCGACCATACACTAAGGAGATTTTAAATGGCTTATATTACACAAGTAAACGGCAACTTTGAACCAGTTGTCAACATGGATGCTGGTACAGTTCCTTCGTCACCTGGCGCAGGCTGGAACAGTGGTGCTAACACAGTAACCAGTGGCGCAACAGTTAACGTTGCAGGTCCTAAGTTAGACTTCGGTACAGTTACTTTCACTGGTAACGCTACTGTAAGTGCTACTTCATTGGGCATTGCATTCTTGACTATTCAAACTAAATGCACAATCGCTATGTATGAATTCACCACAGTGGGTTCTAACCAAGCTACATTGGCCTTGGCCACATACCCAACTGGTGCATGGAACTATGCCAACGGTGAAGATCTAGATGTGGCATTGACTGCTTCACTAGGCTACGCTGTTACCACAGCCGCTACAGCAACATTCACAAACTAATCTAAATAGTTTTTGACGCAAAAACCCTGGAATAAAACCCAGGGTTTTCTTTTGACATTAAATACTTCATCATGATGGTAAGCAAAATAACTGAAGTAACAATATTTGAAAGTCCCGACGGCGGGCGCACAGTGTATGCTCGCCAACCCGGAAACAGTTCAAAATCCTTGCACTACCAAGACCCTAAATTAAAACAAGAACTTGAAGAACTTGAAAACAAACGTCGCTGGGCAGAAATATTTGAATCACGCCACAACAATGTAGCACTGGATGAATTGTGCAACAAGGTTGAAGTCTTGTACGAACTAAGCAAAAAGACCTCATGAGATTTGTAGTACAAACTTTCTTTGACATCACTGCCACAGGAGTTACTGGGCACTACAAACCTGCCCGTGTGCCGTTCCGTGATCACGCAGGCAATGTCATAACCGACGAGGCCGACTGGGGTCGTGCTAGAAATCAACAGCGCAACTGGGAAACACTCACACAAATACTAGGACTCCGCACACAGTTGTTCCGTATACAAGAACCCACTGTGGACCAATTAAATCGTGCCTGGATGTTTGAATTTGAAACAGAAACTGATAACATTTACGGAACTGATGATGATTTAACCGCTGTGCTACGTGCAGATGCAGAAGGTGTGCCCATGTTGTTAGGCCTGGACAATAGACCTGAAATGTCTTCTGTGTTGGTTACTCACGGCCACCAACAGAACATATGGTTCGCTCCGATAGCCATAAATAATGCATTGGAGACCTAACATGGTTGATACCACTGCTATTGAGAAAAAAAGTCTAGAAGCACACGTAGAACTGTGTGCAGAACGCTATAGTCAATTAGAACTGCGTTTAGATAACGTAGATGCTAAAATTGCCAGTCTAGAGCAGATGGTGGCTCAGATACGTGATATGGTCAGAGACATGGCCGCCAAACGCAACGACCAACTGATTTCATGGGGTCTGGGTGCAATGGGCTCTATGGCCGCGGTCATTGGTTGGCTGCTTGTAACTTATGTTTTTAAATGAAAATAGATAAAGAAATTTCCCGAGAAATACTTAAAGAATTCCCCACTCTAGAACACAACAGCATCTGGAAAAATTCTGATGGAGACTATACAGTATTTGGAAAATACAGCATTGTTAAAGAAAGTTTAGGCTACAGAGTACACTGTGCCTTAACTGATGTTGGCGTTTTTCACACTACTAAATCAGCATTGAGTTGGTGCATTGCTGACAAGTTTAAGCAGTACAATGTAGCCCGAGATTTAATACAGTTAGACAACAATTTACACCATTTGACTGTAGATATCAGTACCAGAGCTGCCATTGGCGATCGTACTAAAAATGCCGATCAACGTGAAATCATTCTGACTAAGTTAGAAAACAAGATTTTAAAGAAAAAAGAAATAGAAAATAGATTAGCCAAATGTGTGAATTGGGCTAAATATTATCAACAACGAGGATTCGATAATGAAACTGCAAGAATTGGCCGTGCTGCCGCAAACAAAACAAGTCGCTAAAGTATTCGAAAGTTACTTTGGTAAAAGCATTACCTTTGAATCAATTTCAAAGCGTCAAGCACATGCTATGTTAGGCCGGGTGCGTGGTTTACTGGGTGAGCATCGCCGCACACCTGCATTCCATAAGAGCGAACAGGATTCGGCATACCTAAAACTAGTAATGCTAGAGCAGGTGTTGGCTAAAAAAATCAAAGAAGAGATTCCGGCAGACACAACAATGGGAATGCCAGACCCTAACAAAACAAAACAGGCTCTCAGTAAAATTTCTGATCCTAAACTCAAGTCAGCAATGACCAAAAGTGCTGCCGGTCAAACACTGTCACCAGACGAACAAAAGATGGTACAAGGCGCTGCCTTGTCTGCCGCAATGGCCGCTGAAAGTCGTCGTAAAACAGGACGTCGATTAGCCGAGAGCGAAGTACAACAAGCACAGGTTATCTTGGCCAGCCAAGACATGGTTGATCAAGTTCAGCGCATGATTGAACAGGTTACTTCTATACAGTTCAAAGATTTGCCAGCATTGGTTGACCAGATCCGTAACGAAATTGGCTATGACCAAGCTACAAAATTCAATGCAGATGCCACTGCCGCACTGGGCGGAATGGTACAGAACCTACAGCAATCCAAGATTCAATTAGAAACTGCCATGGGCACAGTGACAGGTCAAGCACCTATAGTGCCAGGCGAAACAGCTCCTGATGTTGGCGCAGAAATGCCAGCCATGGATGCTGGTGCCGAAATGCCTGCCGAACCTGGTGCAGAACTAGATGCACTTGCTGCCGATGCAGAAGCAGACCTTGAAGAGCCCGTTAAAACTGGACTAGGTCGCGAGCGCAGATAATGCGTCTACGTGAGTTTAATGAAACTGCCAACAGCGCTCTTAAACTAGCGGCGCTGACTCAGTTTCTCAGCGACAGAGCCGATGACGAAGCAGCCTCAAAACAAATTAGTCAAGCAGCATTTATTGATTTAGCTCAGTCAATGGGCGTTAACGTAACTGAACAAAATCTTGGTGACATGATCAGCCGTGAACCATTGAGCAACTTGCTTGAACCACTTGAACCAAATTCAGGCATAGTTAGATTCAAAGGCAACACCGAAGCCACCACAGGCATGAGTGTTGACCAAGCACGTGAAGTTGTTGACAGCAATGCCAAAGCAGCCTTGAAGCGTCGCCAATAAAACACTCTTGCCAGTTAATGGCATTAAATATCGTTACATGACACAAAAAATCTTGATTGACAAGTTAGAATTCTACATCACCAACGTGTGTAACCTAACCTGCAATGGTTGTAACCGATATAACAATTATAAATTCAGCGGTGGGCAAAGAAGCCGAACCTGTTCTCACACGCTGGGCAGAAAAAATAGATATACGACATCCTGTAATCCTTGGCGGCGAACCACTGCTTAATCCTGACATTGTCAAGTGGATCACTGGCGTTAATAAACTATGGCCCAATCATTCAGGAACCCAAGTCCAAAGCAACGGCACTAGAATTGATTGTGTCAAAGGACTTGAAGAAGCACTTGATCCTAAGGTAGGCAATTGGCTAGGCATTAGCATACACAATCCCAATGACCGAGAAGAAATATTTGCTCGTGTACGAAACTTCTTGGGACCCACTGTAATAGAAACACAACACAAGGATGATCCAATTGGTAGCGATTATCAATTTATTAATGATAAAAAATTAAAAATTCACGCCTGGATGAGCAACAAGTTTGTTCAAAGCAATATCATTGAACTGCCAGATAACAAGTACACACTGTATCAAAGTGATCCTGCACGGGCACACGAAAACTGCACTTTTCGCAGATTTAAAAATTATCACATGATCAATGGTAAGATTTATAAATGCGGACCGGCTGCATTAATGCCCGAATTTGATGATCAATACCATTTTGAAATAAGCGATGAGGATCGTGCTATGCTACACGGCTATAAGCCGTTGACCATTGATGAATTTGACATCCGGGGCAAAGAATTTATTGACACGATTGACAATCAAATTGATCAATGTAAGTTCTGCCCAGAATCATACGAATACAAACCAATTACTTTCAGTGATCGTAAAAAGTCCTGGATAAAAGAACCAAAATGATAGTAAATACACACAGAATGTAGTATAATACATTTGAGGTAGGTAGACACAAGAACGTGTACAAAGTAATTGTAAATTAGTAAATTAAAACAGAAAGTAGTAGCAGTATATGGCATTAGGTAAAGTAAAGTGGTTTAATGAAACCAAAGGTTTTGGGTTTATTACTCCAGACGAAGGTGGCGAAGAATTGTTTGCACACTATTCAGCAATTCAGACGCAAGGCTTTAAAGTCCTCAAGGAAAATCAACGTGTGACATACGATGTGGTTCAAGGACAAAAAGGCCTGCAGGCATCCAACATTAAACCAGAGTAAACACACATGGCATACTCCAAAAAGGTAGTTGATCACTATGAAAATCCCAGGAATGTCGGATCTTTTGACAAGACTGATACTGATATTGGCACTGGTATGGTTGGCGCACCTG